GTTCCAAAAAACATAACTGTATCTTAGCCCAACTACAACAAAAGCTAAATGATTATATTAAGATATTCTTAATATAGCGTTAGATGCGTCTGCTGTTGGGAACTGAATTGTAAATGTACCTGATGTAGAAGTCTTCACTGCACCGAAATCTAGAACCATAACTGCTGCATTTGTATTTGTTGTTGCAGAAGTGTTTGAATTATAAATTACGGCAGCTTGTGCTGAGATTGTTGCACTTGTAAAACTTAAATCACTGAAATCAATGAATGCTGTTGCACCAGATCCTGAGGCACCTGAATTTGTCAATGCTCCACCACCTGCAGCGTAAGTACCTGAAGCACCTACTTCATTACCTGTAATGTACGCAGTAGTAGTAGCGCCAAGGGTTGCAGAGTCTGTATACAAAGCAAGTTTAAATGCGTCTCCACCAGATGCACGAAAATCGTGTTCGCCTTCCAATAATTCTACTTTAAAACTATTGCAGACTGCTTGTGTAATGGCCATCTTTACTTACCTCCTGGAGCCACTGATTGTAACGGCACACGCAGGACTCCGTCTGCGTATTCGTCTCTTCGTTTCCTGCCCATTTGAGTAACAGATAAACCTTGTACAGCTTGGCTGTACTTCTGATCGTATAATTGCACAAATGTAGGATTTTTCAAGTAGGAAAAGGCTTCAGCACATACACCATATATTAGTATTTCAGGTGCATTTGTAGAAAGCCATGTTGTAGTATTAGAACTAGATAATCTATCAGGAGTTTTATTATACCAAAGTTCTACTGTATAAGCAGCATCTGGTGTAGGAGCGAATATAAAAGTATTCTGATCCCAGTTTGCGTAATAAATAGGTTTTCCTGTATTATTAATTCTATCTACATTATATTCGTCAATAAAAGTTGTATCTCTTTGCTCCGCCCAAATACGATCCTTTGTTGTGTTATCAACAATTTGAACGCCTCTTTCTAAATCAAAATCATTAGGTAAAGTAATAAAAGGACTACCTATAGTAAAACTTGAAGTGGCAAACTTACGAAAAGCATCAAGATCTAATTGTTTTTGTACTTTATTTTCAGTGTTAATTATAAATACATTTAGAATAGCGTCTGTCAAAACATCAGATCCTACCTCTGTATAATTTCTAACGTTGCTAAGAAGTTCAGTATAATTCATGATATGCTCACAGTGACATTACCAACTTTAGTAGTAATTATCAACTTTTTGATTTCAGTAGAAGGCTGCATTCCGTCAGACTCAAAACTACTGTCTCCTGGTGCATTGACATACACAGTGACAGGTTCTTGTCTGGCTGGTCTTGGATCATGTAAAGCTACGGCATCTGCAGGATGATAAGGTGGATCTAGTTGTGGATGTTTAGGTTCAAAACATTCAGGACATGTAAACAAACCATTCCATTCTTGTTTTAATTCAAGATATTGATATTGCTGTCCACATCTATCACAGATAGCTAGTGCAAATTTACCGTTTGCAAAAGTCATTTTACCCTACATAAAAGTCACGAGGCACAATATGCACTGAAGTAGATTGACTATCTTCTGTTAGTGCTCTTTGTAATTCTGCTTCGTATCTTCTTTCTAATTCTTGTGAACGTTCAGGAGCTACTTCTTGTGATGTGTAATAGGCTAGTCCTGAAACTAGACAAGGTAAAAATCTGTAAGGGGCATCAGGAGTATTAGTATAAACACCCGCATCTTCAATTCTTCCTACATAATAATAATTGATCTGTGTGTCTGTTGTATTAGGTGTTTGATATAATGTTATTGTAACATTTGATAAATTTCTTCTTACATAGTATTGACTAGGTGTACCTTGTGATGTTTTGTTAGGTAAGTTCTCATACTCAGATCTGGAAATTTTAGTCATACTGGTATCAGTAGAACCATTTCTAAATACAACCTCTAATACATCAGATGCATCGGAGGGTGCAGTATATGTTGTTGTCCCAGCTGTTAAATTTGTTGTTTGATTTTTTACTTTCCAAAGGTGAATACCTCGATTACCCCATTCCGAAAATAGTAGATTCAAATTATCTCTTGCTGCAGATAACTCATAACCCGTTCTGATATTCATACCACAACGTGCATATGCTCTTTCAACAAGCTTATCTATACTTAAATCAAATGATGTGGTTCCCGAGGTAGCCATAAATTATTTCTTCTTCTTGTTTTTCTTCTTTACTTGCTTTTTTGTTTCACCGCCACGTTTCATAGCAACAGGCTTACCGCCTCTTTTCATGGCTTGTTTTTTCATTCCCATCATGTCGTTTCTCCTTTTTAAAAAGTTTTTCGTAGTCGTTTTGCCGAGTTTTTACGACATCATCGTAATACTCTGCTGGCCAATTTTTATAATAGCCTATCTTATGTAGTTTGCAACTTGCTTCATACAACTGTTTATATTTCTGTATTAGCATCATACTATATTGATATTCAGGCTCCCAATCGCAATCATCGTGAGGATTTACAAGAAATTCTTGTTCTTCAACAGTTGCGGGATTGGAAGGATGAAAACCCATAAAATACACATCTCGTTTGTTATAGGTTTTATTGTAAAAATCTATCTTATCTTGAAATTGTTCAGCATCATACTGTTCCCAATAAGGATCACAAAATATGATTATATCGTGTTGTTTTTTATTCCAATCTTTTAATACTTTAGTTAAATGTTTTTCGTATTTGGTTTTATCAAGTCTGACTTCTATACGAAGCTTATTATCTCTTCGCCATTTTGCAGCAAAAGGACATGCTGGAAATCCGAGATGTTTATTCATTGGTTCTAAGACATTCTTAGACCAATTAATTACATCATCTTTTATTTTTTCTGCTTGTTTTTTTCGAGACAATTGTTTTTACGTTTGTAGGTTTACCACCTGGATTGCCAGCAGCACGTTTTCTTCGTACTGCTGACGCTTTTTGAGATGTGCTCATACCCCTTGCTTTTGCAAGTGGAACACATTTTGGATATTTTCTTTTTGAACCTTTAGACCTACCGCAGGGTTGGTACTTACCATCTTTTTTAGGTGCACCAATGTCCACCCATTTTTCTTTTACCCAAGCACGTAAACCTTTTTTAGCCATTACCAGATTTGATTATAAATGGCCCATAGAACAACTAATACAAAAACACTAGCAATTGCTTTGCCTTTTTTGTTTAAGTTCTTCCACTTACTCCATAATTTTCCCATAATGTACCTCCTTAACTGAGTGTGGTTTCTTTCCTACGTATTACTCCACCACAAGCAGCAGCAATAATCTTACCGCCTCTGGCTTTTCTATTTGCAGAAACTTGTTTTCTAGATTGAGATATTTCGTTTACAGAACCACCAAATGCTTTTTTCTTTGGTTTCTTTTTACCGCCAGGTGTTACTTTACCTGAGCAAACTGCACTAGCATACATATTTGCATATGCGCTAGGATAAACTTTAAACTTTCTTTTTGCGGCGGCTTTTCCTCTTGCGCAGAGTTTTCCCATTTTTATTACCTCCAGGTTTCATTATTTGTTGAGCCATTTGTGATCTACTAATAGCCATTAATACTCATTATAGTTCTTTATTAAAAACTCTTCCATCCAAGCCATTTTTTCATCAATTGCTTGAATTTGTATTTTTATAACAGCTAGGTCTTGTTGCATTTTTGCAACACTATCTGCTTTCTGTTCTACTGCATTTAAACGTTCAGACCACATACCCCATGTCATTGCCAATGTGCCAAATAGCACTAGATAAGGTAATACTGTTTTTATTTCTAGTTTCATTTTGTTTTAGCACTCATATTGTTTAAAGGGTTATTTAAAGCCTTATTAATTTGTAAGTCAAGGCTTTCTTCAATGAGCTTGAGTTCATCAAATATCTCCCTTGTATCAGCTTTTTGTCTGTCCTCGATGTCATTTACAATTTCGGTGATGTGACGGATGTCATTACTAGCGTTGCGTAAATCCACCTTCATATCCCCTTTAAGGTCACGCGCTACGGAAGCCACTAGGTTAATTTCGTCTAATATCATATCTAGTTCTGATTTTAAAACTGCTATTTCTTCATCATATTTAGATAAATCAGGAGCTGTGTAATCTTCTATTTTGGCTTTCATATCAAGATAATCATCATAAAACTTATATACTGTCCAACCACCACCGATGATTGCGCCTAATAAGGATAAGATAATGAAGAATTTTCCACCAGAAAACTTAATCCCCTGATACTCAATACTGGCCATTTATCATCTCCTGAATTGTATTTTCCTGTGCCATGTTAAACAAAATACCATACTGATCTTCTATTGTCTTGTTTAAATATTCATTAACATTTGTATCTACAATTGTAGCTTGTGAATCAAAAAAGGATTGTGTGTTACTTAATATTTGCATGACAATCAATGTTTTCATTTGAGCAGCATCATCATATCTTGCTTTATCATCAATTTTCTTAACTATTTTAGTAGCAGCTTTCTCTTTTTTTGTTACTTTAGGTTTAGATGATTTCTCTTCTTTTGGCTTTTCTTCTGGATCTTTTTCTTTTTCTTCTGGTTGCGGTTCTTTTTGTTCTGATTCCTGTGGTTCTTCTTGAGATTCTTCGGTAGTCTCTTCTTCAGGTTCAGACTCTACCATTTCAGGTTCTTCTTTAATTTCTTCTATCTCTGGTGCAGTTTCTTCTGGTTCAGGCTCTGGTGCTGATATTTCTGGTTCAGGCATCTCTTCTACAGCAGCTATCATTTCAGGCTCTGGTAATTCTTCTAGTTCCATTTGTATTTCTGCCTCAACCGTTTCTATATTGACAGGTATTTCCATCTCCATCTCCGGTGGTGGTAGCATTTCCATTGGTGCTGGTGGTGCAAACTCTACATCAAAACTCATCTCTAGATCTATTTCTAATTCTACAGTTTCAAAAGATACCTCTTCTGTTTCAGGTTCAATAGGTGAAAAATCAACCATGCCATCATCGACTGTAACATCATTAAATTCAAAAACTTCTTGAGCAAAATCAATCTCTGATGTTGTAAACAAATCCAAATAATAAATTTCTTCTAAGGTAGTAATCTGTTGTGTAATAATAGTATTAATTACGTTATAGAAAACATTAACACTGACATCATCAAATAAAGGACCAACAGCAAGATTAATATCTCTACCTCCCACTTCCACAATTATTTTATTTAAAATGCCACTGAAATTGAAAGAGCCGTTATAAGATTGGTAGCCTGTTGATACTCCAGATTCAGACAAGATGTCAGTACCTGAAAAGACTGAAGTAGTTCCGTTAAGTCCTGTAATGTGCATGTATATTCTATCTTGAGCATCTTGTTTATCTACCTCGATTGTATATTTAACTTCGCCACCGTTATCTATTTGTAAAT